CGGTCAACCACTATCTGACAGACACCAATGCTTGGTTCTTGATGACTGACGTACCAAACGGTCTGAAGCACTTCACTCGTGCGCCAATGGCGACTTCGATGGATGCTGACTTCGATACAGGCAACAGCCGCTATAAAGCCCGTGAGCGTTACAGCTTCGGTGTATCTGACCCACTGGGTATCTTCGGTTCGCCCGGAGCGTAAGGCAGGTCACATAGACTATGTTAGGGGTCACTTCGGTGGCCCCTTTCTTTTTGTTGACATATTATGTTATGTAGTGGTATATTGTTAATTATCGGGAGCATCCCGTGAATCTGACAGGCCCGACTGACGACATGCAGACAGATTCACTTAACTCGCATGTGAGGACATATTCATGGCGAATACTACCTTTTCAGGTCCAGTGACCTCTACCAACGGCTTTGTTGGTGATATTAAAGTTCCAACTTATACCGTAGCTAACGCTCCATCAGCTTCTTCTGCAGGTGCAGGTACAGTTGTGTTCGTTTCAAACGGTGCGGCTGGTTCCGCTATCTTGGCTTTCTCTGACGGAACAAACTGGAAGCGTTCTGACACAGGTGCCACAATCGCAGCAGCGTAAGGGGGTGAAGCATGAGTGATCGGTTTCAACCGCCTAGCGAAGAAGAACTAGCAGCTCGTGGTTTGGGGACATCTAAAGTCCGTGCCCGTAACACAGATGGTACGCTTAAAGCAGACGATCCTTCTACGCCTGATGTAAATGAGGCATGGGAAGATAAACCTGCTACCAAGAAGCGTGGTCGTCCTAAAAAGAAGAAGGACTAACATATGTCTTCTGATGTATTAACCAAACGTGTAACAGGCGCAGGATCGTTAGGTGTAGGCCCAGCGCGAGTTCGTCAGGTACAAGTTTTAACAGGTGCAGGTGCGGGGCGTCTTACAGTTACCAACGGTAACGGAGGCACTACAGTGCTGGATATTGATTTTCTAGCGTCCGACTCTCACTCAATTAACATTCCTGATGATGGTATTCGCTGTAGTTCAGACGTTTATGTATCCGCGGCTACTAATATAACCGCCATGACCTTCTTCTATAGCTAGGAGGGTGCTATGCGGGCATATTATAAAAAAGGTGGGGGAGTAAAGTCTCCCGCTTGGCAGCGCAAAGAAGGTAAAAGCGAGTCTGGCGGCTTGAACGCCAAGGGTGTCGCTAGTTATCGGAAAGCCAATCCCGGTAGTAAGTTAAAGACTGCTGTTACCACAAAGCCCAGCAAGCTCAAAAAAGGTTCTAAGGCCGCTAATCGGCGGAAGTCTTTCTGCGCACGCATGAAGGGCATGAAAAAACGTAATACAAGCGCAAAAACGGCAAACGATCCTGATAGTCGCATTAACAAGAGTTTGCGGAAATGGAACTGTTAGATGGCTATTTCTCGCACCCAAATGCGCACACAGCTAACGGGGGACAGGATGCCTGCTAAGTCTGAGAAACAACGCCGGTATATGGCGATGGCGTACAACGACCCAGATATGGGTGTATCAAAAGAGGTTGCGAAAAAATTTATGAAGAAACCCGCAAAAGGTTATAAAAAAGGTGGTATGCCTGACCTGACAGGTGACGGTAAAGTAACACAAGCTGATGTTCTAAAAGGACGCGGCGTATTTAAGAAAGGTGGTAAAGTGAAAAAGTATCAAGCTGGAATGAGTGTAGATATGGATGAACTCGGTAAAAAGCGCCCGAAAAAGCGCCCTACGAAGAAGCGTTCTGCTGCACCTATGACTTCCCCCCGCCCTATGAAACGTCCGAATGCTACAAGTCCTCGTCCTAAACTACGACCTGAGACTATTGGTGGTATGCCGAGTGGTAGTACGCGTGGGGTCGACCCAAAAGAAAACTATAGCCCAGAGGATTTTAAGCGTCTTACAGGCGGTATGATGGCTGGCGGTAAGGTCAAGAAGATGAAGTCTGGTGGTAAAATCCGCGGCTACGGCATGGCCCGTGGCGGTAAAGTCTGTAAGATGCGCTGATGCGTAGGTATTACAAATCCGGTAGCTGTGGCTGTTCTAAATGTAGCAAAGGTTACAAGAAGGGCGGCACCGTCAAGGATGCGTGTTACCACAAAGTAAAGGCTTCGTACAAGGTGTTTCCAAGCGCGTATGCGAGTGGGGCCATCGCAAAATGTAGAAAGAAGAAGGCGGGCAAGTAATGGCTGTTCGCAAAACCGCAAAAGGTGCTGCACTTAAACGCTGGTTCAAGGAGGACTGGAAAGATGTTAAGACGGGTAAGCCGTGTGGTCGTAAAAAAGGTGAAAGCCGAGGTACACCGTACTGTAGACCATCTAAACGAGTTTCTAGCAAAACTCCAAAAACTAGCGGGGAAATGACGAAGGCTGAGAAAAGCAAGCGTATAGCGCAGAAGAAGCGTTTAGGACAACCAGCGGGTAAGCCCAGACGGGTATCTCCGCTAAAGAGGCGTAAGAAATGACGACATCAGGCACCACAGCGTTCGATATGGACTTCACCGAGATAGCGGAGGAAGCATGGGAACGTGCGGGCCGCGAGATGCGTTCTGGCTACGACTTGCGCACTGCCAGACGATCCATGAATTTGATGACGATTGAGTGGCAAAACCGTGGCATCAATATGTGGACTATTGATTCTGGTACGATAAACCTAGTGCAGGGCACCACACAGTACACACTACCAGCAGATACTATTGATTTGCTTGAACACCAAATACGTACTAATAGTGGTAACACCTCGACACAATCCGATCTTACCATAAGCAGGATCAGTGTAAGTACGTACGCGTCTATACCTAACAAATTAACACAAGGGCGTCCCATACAGCTCTATGTCGAACGTTTACGCGATGCACCGAAGGTAAATGTATGGCCTGTGCCTGACAACAACAATTACGTGCTATATTACTGGCGTATGCGTCGTATTCAGGACGCTGGGTCTGGGGTACAGACAGCAGATATGAACTTCCGTTTCTTCCCATGCCTTGTTGCTGGATTAGCTTACCACATTGCTATGAAGGTTCCTGAACTGGCTGAACGTATACCAATGTTAAAAGCTGTGTACGACGAGCAGTTTGAGATGGCTGCGGGCGAGGACCGAGAGAAAACAGCGGCACGGTTTGTGCCTAGAATAGGTAGGATCGCCTAATGACGACTAGGTTTGCATCAGCAAAGAAAGCGTTAGCGCTCTGCGATGTATGCGGGTTCCAGTACAAGCTACGGGAGCTAAAGAACCTATTTGTGAAAGGTCGAGATACGAATATAAAGGCTTGTCCTGAGTGTTGGAGTCCAGACCACCCACAGTTGAAGTTGGGTGAGTTTCCTGTTGATGACCCACAGGCTATACGCAATCCACGTCCCGATCAGAGTTTAGGGCCGTCTGGGGATACAAGTAGCCGAAACATACAGTGGGGGTGGAACCCTGTAGGGTTAGACGATCCACTCGGGCTTATAACAGATAATAGATTAGTAGGTGTTGGCCATATCGGTCAAGTTACCGTAAGTATAACATAGGAGGTGCGCTATGCCCAAAGTTGGAAATAAGATGTTCGGATACGATGCAGCAGGTAAGAAAGCCGCCGCAAAGGAAGCAAAGAAGACAGGTCAGCCTATGCAAACGGCCTACAAAAAGGGTGGTAAAATCAAGGTACGCGGCACAGGCGCAGCGACCAAAGGTTTGTATGCACGGGGGCCAATGGCATAAGCTATGAATTATACCGAGCTGAAAACTAACATCGAAGACATCTGCGAAAACTCGTTTACAGATGACCAGCTCGCTATGTTCACACAGCAGGCTGAACAGAAGATATACAACACGGTGCAGATACCTGCGCTGCGTAAGAATGTTACAGGTACAGTGACAGCAAGTAATAACTACTTGTCTTCCCCAAGTGACTTTTTGTACAGCTACAGCCTTGCGGTGGTAGATGGTAGTGGTGTGTATCATTACCTCCTTAACAAAGACGTAAACTTTATGCGAGAAGCGTACCCCAACCCAACATCAACGGGGTTACCAAAACACTATGCTTACTTTGACGACGACACAATTATCCTCGGACCTACCCCAGACAGCGCCTACGCAATGGAGCTACATTATGGATATTATCCTCAATCCATCGTTGTGGCTAACAATACATGGCTTGGGGACGAGTTTGATTCTGCTCTACTTAACGGTGCGCTTATCGAAGCGATACGATTTATGAAGGGTGAGCCAGATATTGTTGCAATGTACGAGAAGATGTATTTGCAATCTATTGCGTTGCTTAAAACTTTGGGTGACGGCAAACTACGTGAAGACGCATATCGCTCGGGGCAGTTCCGAGTGCCAGTAAGTTAAGGAGACAGAAATGGCAATAAATCAAGCAATGTGCACATCCTTCAAAATCGCTCTATTGAACGGCGAAATGGATTTTAGCGCGGACACATCACAGGTTTTCAGGGTAGCGCTATATACTAGCTCCGCAAATCTGGGAGAAGACACAGAAGCATACGGTGGCACTATAGGCGTTTCGGTGGATTCCAACGGAGAATGTCCCGCCACAGGGAATTATACCGCAGGTGGGAACGTGCTTACTGTGTCAACGCGTCCTACAGATGGTGGGTCTGGTACTACCGCGTATCTAAGTTTTGCAGATACTACATGGACCGATGCTACAATTACAGCTCGTGGTGCGTTAATCTATAAAGTCGGCGGTACAAACCCTGCCGTTGCGGTGTTGAACTTTGTGAACGACAAGACATCTACCGCAGGTGACTTCCAAATTCAGTTCCCAACAGCAGACGCTACAAACGCTATTGTACGTATCGCTACACCATAAGGTGGTTAAATGCCGTCTTCTGTAGAATATATAGGTTGGGGATCAGGTGCTTGGGGCCAAACGGCTTGGGGCACTGACCTAACTATTGTTTACGTTGACGGCGTAGCCGCCGAAGGCGCTATTGGGTCTGTATCTGTTGATGCGGAATCTAATGTAGTAGTTACGGGTGTCGCTGCAGTCGGACGTATAAATGACGTAGGTGTTGATGCGGAAGCAGATATACTTGTTCAGGCAGTAAGCGCAGTAGGCTCAATAGGTACAGTCACGGTTAGTGCTGCTGCAGAGATACCAGTAACCGGAGTAGAAGCTGATGGTGCATTAGGCACTGTCACTATGACCGGAACGGCGAATATCTTCCCAACAGGTGTAGAAGCTGACGGCGAAATTGGTACAGCCACAGTAGACGCTGAAGCTAATGTACCCGTTACGGGCGTAGAAGCCGATGGCGCGATAGGCACTGTTACCATGACTGGTACAGCTAACGTGTCACCCACAGGCGTGGAAGCTGATGGTGGAATAGGTGACGTATTTATCGGGCTTGGAATTGTAGTTCCAGTTACGGGATTGCAAGGGAACGCAGAACTTGGTACTGTAGTCGTATCAGCTAACGCAGATATATCTGTTACAGGGCTTGCAGCTACGGGAATTATTGGTTTCGCCAACGTATGGGGCGAGGTCGATGACAACCAAACACCTAATTGGACACCTATCGCCAGTACGCAATCTCCTTCGTGGGGGGCCGTATCTGAAACACAAACTCCAAACTGGCAAGACATAGCCGCATGAGGACTGAAACATGACAACGCAATACTCACCGATACTTAAACTTGCTCTGCCAGTTCAGGGTGAACTTAGCGGCACATGGGGTGACGTGGTTAACGACAATATCACGTCGATGGTTGAACAGGCTATCGCGGGACGTGCGGTTATCAATACGTGGACCACAAACTCACACACGCTCACTAGCGCCAACGGCACGACCTCAGAATCACGTTGCGCTATGTTGGAGCTTACCGATACGGGTACAGCGTTGTCTGGCGCAGGTACAGTTGTATGTCCTACGGCATCTAAAATCTACATTGTAAAGAACGCGGCTGGACAGAATATTACCGTAAAAACTTCTGGTGGTACGGGTATTCTTGTTCCTGATGGACGCACTACGTTTTTGTTCTGTGATGGCACAAATGTCGTTGAGGCGCTCACACATACCACATCTCTGCAGTTGGGTACTAGCACAACAGTTACAGCGGTCCTTGACGAGGATAATATGGCCTCTGACAGTGCCACATCCTTGGCTACACAGCAGTCAATTAAAGCCTATGTGGATGCGCAGGTGGGCGCTAATAATGAGTTATCCGAGGTTCTTGCTAACGGTAATACGTCCGGTGCCAACGACATCATCGTCGATAATGGCCAGAAGATTACTACAAACACCATCGACGAGACTACAGCAGGCTCCGGTGTTACGATTGACAGCGTGTTACTCAAGGATGATGGCGTCAACGCAACGAACTTAGAAGTAACAAACATCAAAGCGAACGATGGCACAGCGGCAGGTTCTATTGCGGATAGCACAGGTGTAGTCACAGTAGCGTCTGCAGTTCTTACAACAGCCGACATCAATGGCGGCACAGCGGATGGCGTAGTTATTGGTGGGGCGACCCCTGCAGCGGCTACGGTTACTACAGCGACAGCCAACACAAGCCTTAATATCGCGGGCACAGTTACGGTCACTTCGATCCTTGACGAGGACAATATGTCCTCCGATGACCCTGCGGGTCTAGCTACGCAGCAATCTATCAAGGCGTATGTGGATAGTCAGGTCGGGACAGTCGACACATGGTCCGAGGTTCTAGCGAACGGGAATACATCTGGTGCGACGGACGCTGTAATCACAGCGGGTCAGAAGATTACGACGGATACGATTGAAGAGACGACTGCGGACGCAGGTGTAACCATCGACAGCGTTTTGCTGAAGGACGACGTAGTTAACGCCACAGACATTGAGACATCTACGATCTCAGCCAACGACGGCACCACAGCAATCAACATTGCCGACAGCACAGGCGCGGTGGACATTGATACATCGCTGAATGTGGACGGCACGATCACCAGCGATGGGCTGACTGTGGATGGGGATGGTGAGTTTAATAATACTTCTTCAGCTAATGGTGGCAAAATATACTTGGATGGCACTACTGCGAATGCAGGAGATGATGTTTGGGACTTACAGTTTAGAAACACTGTTAGTGGTATAGCAACGGACGAAAATGCAGGGTCTATCCGTGTAGAGGCAACAAATGCTAGACGCCAGTATGATATGATATTTGCCCGCAGTAATAGCGGAACACAAGCCGATGCGATGAGAATAGAATTCAACGGCGACATCCTCTTTTACGACTCCACAGGCAGTCAGAGTTTTGTTTACGACGAGGACGCAGGCATCACAATCAACAGCAACCAAGATGCGCGGGACTTCACTGTCAAGTCCGATAACAACGCTGCGATGTTGTACGTTAATGGGGCGAGTGATCTGGTTGGGATAGGACACAGTTCACCGAGTGCAATCTTGGATGTAAAATCAACCACGGCTGTTGTTTCAACACTACGCGGCACAACCTCGTCTATTGCTTATTTGGACATTACCAACTACGCCACATCAGCGGTGGGCGCAGGTTCGGGTATTGAGTTCCGTGCCAATTCGTCTACTCAAGAACGTCAGGTTGGCTTTATTACTGCGGATTGGACAGATAATACAGACGCCACTCGTGATAGTCGTATGGACTTCCACATTAACATGAACGGCGGCACAACTCGAATGTTGAAGTTGGGCACGTCAGACGTAATTGTTAATGGCGGCAACCATGACACCAACTTCCAAGTCAATTCCGTAAACCAAGACAACATGCTCTTCGTCGATGCGGGTAATGATCAGGTTAGTGTTAACGGCACCCAAAATGTCGCCAATGCTGTTACTGGAGATAACGTAGGTCCAAAATTTGTAGTCGAGCATTCCACTGCTACAAGCATCGGAATTTTAAGAAATGACACATCTATTGTTTCGGGGAACTCAATCGGTTCTTTGGGGTTCTATGGTACGGACACTACCTCTAATGCACCAAGAGCTTTGGCTGCGGTGCAGGCTGTGGCTGCGGGAACACACGGAGCGGGGGACAACCCAACAGAACTTCGCTTCTACACGACGCCTGACAACAGTGAAACACTTACCGAACGAGTCACAATAACTCGGGGCGGTGAGCTACAATTAGGCTCCGACTCAGCTTTCGACACAGAATCTGTAACCACCAGTGCTACTACACAGACAACAATTCATAGCTTTAACGCAACGACCTACACAGGGGCCAAGTTCCTAGTATGTGTAACCGACAGCACGGCGACTGAGCGTTACATCACTGAGTTGTTAGTGACCCACGACGGTACAACAGCGGTGTCCACGGAGTACGGTCAGGTAGCTACGGACACAGCATTAGCGACGTTTGATGTGGATATTTCTTCGGGAGCTGTTAGACTACGTGCGACTCCTGCGTCTACGAACAGCATGACGTTCAAGGTCATGTCAACACAACTACTAGCATAATGGGGAGAGTGAACCATGGCTAACACAAAAAATTTCATCGCCAAGAACGGCTATTCGACGGGTGATGGCTATGACATGCCCGATGTCCGTCCTAGCCTTCTGCTAGATTTTGCGAACAGCAAGACCCTTGATCCACGGATCACGTTTACCCGTGGCAGCACTGCGACTTACTGGGATGGCAAGACGACGACTAAGGCTGAAGAGAATTTATCAACGAACAGTCAGACAATTGCAAATCTATCTCAGACCAACACAACTGCAACTGACAACGATGCTACTGCCCCAGACGGAACAACAACCGCAACAAAGATTGTAGTTAACACAACGACAAATACATTTCAAGATGCGTATCTTAATGCACAAACAACTGTAACAGGGGAGACGTACACGCATTCCGTATATGCGAAAGCTGGTACAGGCGTATCAGCGGTTTATCTGTATTCTACAATAGGTGGTACAGGCTTAATTGCCAAATTTAATATCTCTACAGGTGCTTATATCGGCAATGCTTCAGGTGATGGTTATGGGGCATTTGATAGTTACTCCATAGCAAGCGTTGGTAATAATTGGTATCGCATACAGGCTACAAAGACAGAAACAACTGGCGCAAGTAGAGCGTTTACGTTAGGGGTTTCTAATACAACGACAGATGATGTTACGCAGTACAGCGGTAACGGCACTAATTTTTGTCATTTGTGGGGAGTGCAGATAGAACAGCGCAGTTCAGCCACAGCCTACACAGCGACAACCTCTGCCCCCATCGTGAAGTACCAACCGACACTGCAAACAGCGGCATCAGGTGAGGCACGGTTTGACCACGATCCAGTGACAGGTGAAAGCAAGGGCTTGCTGATTGAGGAAGCTAGGACGAATGCTCTTACCAGTTCGGAAACCGCAACGTGGTCGTTTAGCAACGTTTATAGCCAACCCTTTCTTTATAATACAGTTATTGCGCCTGACGGGACGCTGACTGCCGATACGGTAACGGGACCAGAAGTAGACCCGTCTAGCCGTTTAGAAAAGAGCCTGTCTTATGCTAGTGGCACGAAATTAGTCCTATCGTTCTTCCAAAAAACTATATGGGGCAACTTAGACAGTAGCACAACGCCTGTTTTTGCTTTCTCGAATAGCGTTGGGATACAGGCAAGCAGTGTCGTTTCAGAAGATGTCGGGAATGGTTGGTATCGTTTGCATTACGTTTTGACGACTACCGCATCGTCGCAAACACTGCGCCTATATTATGATGGCAATGTCACGAATGCCGATAAAATTGCACTTTGGGGTTACCAACTAGAAGCTGGCGCATTCCCAACGTCATACATCCCCACCTCTGGGTCTACTGTGACTAGGAGCAGTGATAGAGCCAATATGTCACTGTCAGGAGTGTACAGCAGCGGCCCTGTGTCAATGTATGTTGAGGCAGCGGAAGCTGGTGATGTGGATTACGCAAGACTTGTTCTGTTGAGTGATGGCACAAACAACAACCGTATGCAAATTACGATTTCCGAAAGTTCTGGAGATGTACAAGCATACGCTGAAACAAACGATGTACCACAGGCATCTCTTAATAGGTCCTTTGATCCCGCCTATAAAACATTCTTTAAGGCTGCTGCTGCGTTTGATCGGGATAATCTTTCGGTTACGGCAGGGGGGCTTACCACAGTTAGCGATACAACCATAATAACGCCACAGGTAACAAACTTATACCTTGGGAGTTTAAACGATGCTAATGCTGATAGCGGAGCCACATTTAAGAAAGTGGCCTTGTATCCAACCCGCCTATCCAACGCCACCCTACAAGCAATGACGGAGGAATAAGACATGGCTACCTATTACCTCAAAGCCACTGACGAACAAGCCCTCTGGGAAGCGATGGAAACCGCAGGGTTGGCATTCAAGGAATACGACCCTGATGATCCTTTAAATACTCCACCTGATGACTATGACGCGGAAACGGATGGGGAGTTTGTAAAGACTGGTGCCTACACATGGGTAAGCAAAACTTCGATGTTCGATCAGATTGGTACGATCTACGCCAACACAGGGCCGATTGATCCAGATACGGGGGAGCCGACCCCTGAACCGATTGACGACTTCTACTACGCGAACCTACGCGATGGGGTGGACATTCCCGCGTTAACAGAAGAACAGATTGCCGCGCTGCCTACGATTGCAACGCCAGCCGACCCAGTGCGTATCTGGGCAGGAGATGAATAATGGCTAAGAAACTATACGGAACAGACCCCGATCAGGTGCCTACAAATGCGGACCTTGGTACGATGGCGTATCAGGATAAGGATAATGTTCATTTAAATGGGCGTGTTGTAATTAGTGCAGTAAACCCTGCGCCTTTTACAGTACCTAACGCTTCTGAAAGTTTAGAGATAAATGATGGCTCTACCACCAAACTTCTTATGTATGCAGATAATAGTAACGCATACATACAGGCGTCAAAGTACGACGGCACTAATCCCGGGCGAACCTTAATCTTTGCGACAAAACAAGGCACAGACGGTATCGCAGCAGAATCGGCTAGATTCAATGTGAACGGTAACTTAGCATTCCCCGACGGACAAGGCATCGACTTTTCTGCATCTGCGGGTAGTGAGCAAACTTCTTCTTTGTTGGATGACTATGAGGAGGGGACGTTTGCTCCTACAGTAACAGGCTCTGCTACTGCGGGTACAACAACTTATAGCAGCCGAAATGGCTATTACACAAAAATCGGTCGGTTAGTAAATATAAATTGCATCGTAAATTGGAGTTCTATGACTGGCTCAGGATTTATGGAATTAAAAGGTATTCCATATCCAATAGCAAATCTCAGTCCCGGTAGTCAAAATTATCCAGTAGGGGCGGCTTTACCAAGCAATATTAACTGGACAGGTGGTACAATGCTTGTCGGCTTGGGGCTAGGCGGCTCTTCTATTATTGCGCTTTATGGCTCTTCAGACAATGGGGGAGCTACCCGCCAAAACTGCGTAAACGAAAGCGCAAACTTTAGATTAACAATGAGTTACATGACGACATAACCCACTGCATAGCTTTGGGTTGGACAGTCCAACCATCATAGGAGATAAACGATGGCACTAACAGAAGAAACAGTAGAAGACAAAATAGAGATCGTAGGCGACTTTAAGCACGTTCAGGTGCGCACAGCCACGGTCATTAAGCGTGACGGTGTAGAGATCAGCCGTAGTTTCCACCGCCATGTAGTTGCACCAGATGCAGACATCACAGGTGAAAGCACAGAGGTGCAAGCCATCTGCAATGCAGTTCACACCCAAGCGGTTAAGGATGCTTACGCCGCACACTTAGCAGCACAAGAGGTATAACATGCCTGTAGCAACGACTTGGACCGTAAATGACATGCGCCGTAACGTATCAGACGGCGGCGTATACGAGGTGCGTTGGTCCTGCACCGCGACAAACGATTCTGGCCCAGAGACAGCAAGTGCTGGTGGCAAGTACACATGTACGCCTGATCCGTCGGCGTCGGATTTCGTACCCTATGATTCCCTAACCGAAGAGACTGTGCTAGGTTGGGTTAAAGCAGACCTACCAGATGGGGAGACTGCATCAGAAATGGAAACGCGTTTGGTTGGTAAGGTAGACGCTCAGATCACACGCAACGCCGATACCGCTGATGGAGTCCCTTGGTAAAATGGAAATGAACGCGCTCATAAATTTTGGTCTAGCCACTGCAATCGGTGGTTTGGGTTGGTGGATAAAAACACAACACGCTGAACTTGGGCGCGTTCAAATTCTCTTGAACAAAACAAGAGAAGAAATGGCAAAAGAATACGTCACTAAAAGTGACAGCACGACTGTTATGAACCAAATCGTTGCGCGGTTTGATCGTATCGAAGAAAAAATAGACCGCTTAATGGAGCGGTAACATGCTTTGCACGCTCGTATTCATAGGGTACGGGCATGTGTTCATAAACGGCTACGGCAGTTGGTTCTACAAAGCCTGCTGGTATGACTGTGGCACGCGACCCTATAGCTATTATGACAGGATTTACCGAGTTGATCCTGATTACCAGTGTCCCATGAGGTTTCGTGAAACATGATTGATCCAATTACAGCAGTAGGTATGGCGACGAGCGCTTTTAACGCCATAAAGAAAGGCATTGCCGTAGGCCGTGACATCCAAGATATGTCTGGCCAACTTTCCCAATGGGGTAAGGCGTTTAGTGATTTTTCCTATGCAGAAGACAGGGCACAAAACCCACCATGGTACAGCTTCAAAGGCTCCGATAACGAAACCGCGATACAGATATTTGCCCAAAAGAAGAAGATGGAGCAAATGCGTACTGAAATCAAAAATTTTATATCATTTCATTATGGCCCGTCCGCGTGGGAGGAGGTGTTGTATATTGAGGCACAGATGCGCAAGCAGCGCAAAGAGGAATTGTACCGCAAAGAAGAACTAAAACGTAAAATTATTGAGTGGGTTGTTGGTTTGCTGGCCGCTGCAGTTGGTGTTACTGTTATGAGCTTTGCTGTTTGGTTGATCGGTAAGGACCAAGGCAGATGGTAAATGCGACTGGTGCAAGTAGGTAGATTGCGGTGGATAGTGTACGATGAGCGAGGCAAGATTGTGATTATAACACATCATCGTAAAATAGCAGAATGGGTTATAGAAAGGGGTGGCTGTGGCTGACGGACTTACAGGTGTAGGTAACATGCCGTTCGATGTGGGAAGTCACATCCACGAACAAACGCGTGCACGCGAACGCATAGAAAACCACCTCACAGAACAGCGGGTGGAAAAGAACCACAGGAATAACCACCAACACCTAGAAGCCCTAAGAAAGCAACAGTTGGAATTATCAGAAAGCTATGATAGGTTCGGACGCAAGACCAATGCGGACAGGCCGCAAGGAACGAAGTTAAACATAGAGGTGTAACATGGCAAATACCTTTGAAAAGATTCTGCAATACAAGCTCATGCCACGTTTTATGATGGTTGTTATGACGATTATGTATATCCGTGTGATCGAGTGGGGGATGAGTTTGGATGACTTGTCAACGCAGCAATCCGCAATGATTTCAGTGGTCAGCGGGGCCATGACGGGAACGATAGCTGTGTGGTTGGGGTCTGAGAAATGATACAGGCGCTAATAGGACCACTAGGTAATCTAGCCTCTTCTTGGCTGCAGGGTAAAGCTGACAAACAAGCCGCGGATGCCAAGTTAAAACTCACAGAAGCAGAAGCCAAAGCCAAGATTATGCTGTCCAAGGAAACCTCAGTCGCAGACTGGGAACGCATCATGGCAGAAGGTGCCAAGTCTAGCTGGAAGGATGAGTGGTTCGTAATTATCTTGTCTATCCCATTGATTTTATGCTGGATTCCGGGCGCAGAAGGTTGGGTAGACCGAGGCTTTGAACAGCTCAACAAAGCGCCAGACTGGTATTTTTACAGCCTTGGAATTGCAATTTCAGCCAGTTTCGGTGTGCGCGGGGCACAGGCATTTTTTAAGAGGAAGTAACATGAGCGAGTTTAAGTTAAGTAGACGTAGCCTTGATAGGCTTGAGGGTATTGACGAACGGCTACAGGCTGTTGTGAAACATGCCATAACCCTAACAAAAACTGATTTCGGTGTTGTGCAAGGGATGAGAACTTTGGAACAACAAAAAGAGTTGGTCGCTAAAGGCGCTAGTCAAACCATGAAGTCAAAACACCTTGAGGGTAAGGCTTTTGATATTATGGCCTATGTTAATGGGCGTGCATCGTGGGAACTGAATTTGTACGATGATCTTGCCGATGCGATCAAAGAAGCCGCAGACGTGGTAGGAGTTCCTATTTGTTGGGGCGCTGCATGGGGCACACCTGAAATGCCATACCCTATGGACATTCGTAAATGGAACGGCACAATGGAAGACGCTATGAACGCGTATGTTGACCTTCGTAGATCGCAGGGGCGCAGGCCATTTATTGACGGCCCTCATTTTGAACTTATAGATTAAGGTGTAACATGCCCCTAAAGAAGCTACTTTTAAAGTCTGGTGTGAACCGCGAAAACACACGCTACACAAGCGAAGGTGGCTGGTACGAGTGCGACAAGATACGCTTTCGGCAGGGTACACCTGAGAAGATAGGTGGTTGGCAACGTATATCTGCTACCACGTTTCAAGGTGTGTGCAGGTCATTATGGAATTGGGTAACACTAGGTAGTCAGAACCTTATTGCCGTCGGCACCAACCTAAAATACTACATTGAGAACGGTGGGGCGTATAACGACATCACTCCATTACGTGCTACAGTGACGCTCACAAACCCGTTTGAAACAGTTTCAGGTTCTCCTATTGTTACGGTTACCGATGCAAATGGTGGCTACACAGACGGAGATTTTGTTACCTATAGTGGTGCCACTGCCGTAGGTGGGCTTACACTAAACGGCGAATATCAGATAACCCTTACTACCACTACCAACGAATACACAATAGATGCGGGTTCCGCGGCGTCTTCTAGCGCAACAGGTGGTGGTACGGTTACAGCGGCATATCAGATTAACGTCGGCACCGCGTTTGCTATCCCACTTACGGGTTGGGGCGCAGGTTCTTGGAGTTCTGGTACGTGGGGTGTAGGCGTAACATCCACAGAATCTATTAGACTTTGGAGTGAATCTAACTTTGGTGAAGACCTTGTTTTTGGGCCTCGTGGGGGACCGATATATTATTGGGATGCAACTAACGGGCTAACATCTCGCGGGGTAGAATTATCAACTCTTGGTGGCGCAAGCAACGTACCCACAAGCCAACGCCTTATAGAAGTATCCGACATCAATCGTTTTGTGTTTGCGTTCGGCGCAAATGAGTTTGGTAGTGCGACAGTCAACCCCATGTTGGTGCGATGGTCAGATCAAGGTAGCGTGGTAGATTGGACACCATCGGTTACGTCACAAGCAGGGTTTCTTACGTTATCTAACGGCACAGAAATTATTGCTGCGAAGCAAGCCAGACAAGAGGTTTTGGTTTGGACTGATTCCGCGTTGTATTCCCTACAATATGTGGGTGCCCCTGTAGTATGGTCAGCGCAGCTTGTTGGTGAAAACATATCTACTGCCTCACAAAACTGTGTAGCCTATGCTAACGGCGTAGCCTATTGGATGGGTAAAGATAAGTTCTACAAGTATGACGGACGTACCCAACCACTGCGCTGTGATCTACGAAAGTTTATTTTTGGTAACTTTAACGAGCAACAGTACGAGCAGGTGTTCGCAGGGACTAACGAGTCGTATCACGAAATATGGTGGTTCTATTGTTCTGCCGATCAAACAAATATAGATCGCTATGTGGTGTACAACTACCTAGAAGATATTTGGTATTATGGCACAATGGCCCGCACCGCATGGCTTGATTCCGGTCTACGGGGTAACCCGCTTGCAGCTACATACTCATATAACCTCGTAAACCACGAGGAAGGTGTAGATGACAACGAGACAGCCACCACCGCAGCCATACACGCGTTTGTTGCTTCTGCAGAGTTTGACTTAGAAGACGGCCATCAGTTTGCGTTTATATGGCGCATATTGCCTGACATACGGTTTGATGGGTCTACAACAGGTTCCCCCAGTGCGACGATGACGTTACTGCCACTTGCCAATTCTGGGTCTGGCTATAATGATCCTCTGTCGGAAGGTGGTAGTAACTCACGTACGATAACCCGTACGGCTGTGCTTCCTGTAGAGGCGTATACGGGGCAGATATATACCCGCGTGCGTGGTAGGCAGCTTGCTATGAAAGTTGAGTCTACAGGAGAAGGTGTTACATGGCAGCTTGGTGCACCGAGGATTGACATGCGCCCTGACGGGAGGCGGTAATGCCCAGTGAGATTGAAAAGGTAGCTACACCTGCGCTTCCTCTAGCCCCTGAAGGATATGATCGTCCATATATGGACCAGAATAGCAACGTGTTGCGTTTGTTCTTCAATCGCCTTGTCAACACATTAAACACGTTACTTAGCACTGATGTTGGGGGTAAGTTTTTGTACAACCCCTGTGCAGCCTTTTATAGTACGCAGGACCAAACAGCCTCGTCCACGAATACAGGCTATGCAGTTACATTCAACAATACTTCATACAATAGTGCAATCACACTATCAAACAACAGCAGAATAAACGTACAAAACCCCGGTATATACAAGTTTGACGTTACACTGCAGCTAGAACACAATAACTCTAGTGAGACGCCTATAACTGTTTGGGAGCATAAAAACGGTAGTGCGATAGCGTATTCGGGGCATATGTTCGACGTAAAAGGTAACGATGACTACGTTATACACTGGGGGTTTACTGTCTCTTTGGCAGCAAACGACTACATAGAGGTTTATTGGGCAACAGGAGACACCCAGTTAAATTTACACACAGAAACCGCTACGTCTCCACATCCCGGGATACCGTCTGCGTCTATAGACATCTCCTTTGTAAGTAACGTATAATAAAAGCACCCTCAACAGATAGGTGCAAAATGGACTTTATAGAGCTGTTCGACGCGTGTGTGCAGGAAACTAAACCGCGTTTAGACAAATACACTAAACCTAAATCATTAGATGTAACCCTAAAAGAAGAAGATATTGGGTTAGATAGCTTAGACGTGACGCTTACGTTTGTCATGTTGTTTGAAATATACGGCATACCAGAAACAGAAGATTTTAATGTACCTACCGAATCATTACGGCATGTACGAGATTATATGTGGGAGAACAAACAACGAGACTTTGATACTGTAGAAGCAGCTATGGAGGCTGTAACATGATCTATTTGGCTAAGTTTTATGGGAATTACGCCGAAAATACTACATTGGTTGACGATGTACCGTTTCCACAACATGCGCATATACTTCCTGAAACGTTTAGACGTGCTAAGTCTGGACTTAAATACCCGCCGCATACGTTGTTAGAAACAGTGATAACCGACGAAGCCGTAAATTATGTGTTGGACAATCCCGTAAAAGGTAAAACTGCTTTTATATTTGCCGCAGGTAATCAAGGTTGGATGGGCAACAACGGGCGTTATGATAAGGATGATAGTACGGAGTTGCACTACAAGGTAAAGTTACCGTTCATTGTGCTAACAAATATATACGCGGGGCGTGTGGCTAGTATGTTTCACGTACACGACCACGTATCCACGGACGCTAGTGCGTGCGCGTCTAGTTTAAAAGTAATGATGGACGTACAGAACCTTATGAACAACTTTGGGTTTGATCGTGTTATTGTGCTTAGTGGTGAAGACGCTGTTAACAACCTAACATTAGAGTTTTTTGGTGAAGCAGGGGCTAGCTTGCAGTACAAAGACGAGGAACGCATAAAACCATCCGCGTTTGACGAAGTTAATCAAGGTTTTTTCTTAGGACAAGGCGCAACACTGTGTATATTTGAAAAACAGCACGCTGGGCTAACTAAACCTAAAGCCGCGTTTCTTGGTGCATATACATCTGCGGAAGACAATACAAATCCTCTTGGGCAACGTCCTGATGGTGAAGGCTACTCTAAGGCTATCGAAGGTTCCTTACATGTAGCGGGGGTACGTAAGGAAGATGTTACCGTGGTAAAGACTCATGGGACGGGTACAGAAGTAAACAATAGAGCAGAAAAAGCCGCGTTACAACGTAGTTTGGGAGAGTTTGTGGCTACATCATACAAACAACGAATAGGCCATACAATGGGCGCTAGTGGGTTATTAGAGACAGGACTGTTGCTAAATGACATAGAATGCGGTATTGTACCAAAAATACTCAATAGGACCGCAGACGATGATGTGTTCTTGTCCTATGATGCGCCAGCCCCTCAAGGGCCGTTTCTTAGTCTAGCCGCTGGCATGGGTAATATCTATTCAGCCGCAATTTTTTCTACGGAGGTGTAGGGTGCTAACTGTTGTAGATAGTAAAACCGAACCGCTACCCGCACCTACAATTATTTCCACTGTAGTTGGGGAGCTTAAACCGAAAAACATTAGCGTCGAAGTAGCGATGGTTAGTATCGTTGAAGAGATGAATATGGAAGACTCCGACATGGTGCAGATAGGGAACACAGTGTTTCTTGGGCATAGGGGCAAAGGCAAAAACGAAGACTTGATGTGGGGCCGTGCGTTTAATCTTGACACGGCGCAAAACTTTATAGCCAACGGGTTGCGTTATTTTACCTATATGCAACGGAAAGGTATAAAACGGTACGTTTCTGATTATGATGGGGATATATACGACAGCGCGTTTAAATCATGGAAACGGTACGCTGATAAAGCCGACACTAAAATTGCTGTGGGTCGAAAGGCCACAGGTGGATCAAGGGCGTATGTTACTCTGGGAGAAATACCATTGAGTGAGGTAGGGTAATGTCTGTATTAGTTGAGGCCGCGGAAGACGTAGCCGACGCAGTAGGTGATGTATTAGGCGGTGTAGCCGACGTAGTGGGTGATGTAGTTGGCGGTGCTGTAGATATTGTCGAAGATGTTGTCGGCGCTGTTGGTGACGCTGTTGATTGGGTTGTAGACGAGATAGTCGAACCCGTACTAAGTGGCGTTGGGGATGTTATTCAAGCTGCGTTAGACGACCCGATTACTACTATTGCTAAGATAGGCGCAGTTGCTACGGGTAACGCATGGGCGCTCCCTCTTATTGACGGTGCTGCAGTAGCCGCAAACGGAGGCGATCTTGGTGATGTAGTCAAGGCTGCAGCCATTTCTTATGCTACTGGGAAAGTTGGAGAATTTAGTTCAACATATGTTAACCCAAAAATAGCTAGCGCAGGGTTAAACTCTACCGTCGAAGCCGCTGTCCAAGCAGGTATTAAAGGTGGTACACAATCTGCTACTACAGCGATTATATATGGACAAGACCCACTACAGGCGTTCGCTACAGGGGGTCTTAATGCTGCAGTCGGCGCTACTCTTGGACAAATTGCAGATAAGATAGATGCTAAGTACGAAAACTTTACTGGCGGGATAGACGTTGAAGGTAATCCTATCGTAGGTGGTTGGGAGCAACTTCAAGACGGCGTTAAGGATAGTATTACCGCATCCCTCACCGCTGAGATTACAGGTGGTGATGTTTCCGCGTCACAATTTACATCTATAATTAGTAAATACACTGGCGTGTCCGAAACCATGAATAAGTTCTTGCAAGAGAACGCTGGTTTTGATGAAGGCCAAGCCATAGTTATGACCAATGCGCTAACCAACGCTGCAACTGTAGCTTTGGAAGGCAACCCTGAACTAAGTTCCGACGCATTTTTTGCTAAGTGGGATGAGTACGGGATGGAGGCGCTTAAAGATATTGTAGACCGCCCTGTTGATGCCGCCATAGACAAGGTTACAGGAGCATCCAGTGCTACTCAGGATGCCGCAAATGCACTTAACGAAGCATCAGCAAACGCAGTAGCCGCGGCGGAGGGTTATAATGCCACGCAAGTTGCGATACAAAAGAAAGTAATAGAGCAAGAACGGCTTGAAGGTATTTATAACGCCGCGCTTAAAGCATATAATCAAAACCCTACACAAGCTACTGTGGATGCCCTTAATTCTGCGGCGGGGGCATATCAAACTTTTGCGGATCAGTTTAAAAGTGATTACGACAATACGCTTAAACCTGCGCTAGACAAATATAAAACAGACTATGACACATATACTGCGCAAATCCCTGAACTAGACGCTACGTACAAAGAAAAAACAGAGTATATGATGTCCGACATAGACGACCTAGACGCGTCTATGAAGCCTGTTTATGATAAAGCCACACTTGCAGCGGCACTGTCCCTACGCCCTAATTTTGATGCGGAAGCATACAAAGAGTTTCTTGGTCAAGATTTTGACAACGCTGCAGAACATTTTCTTCTTAATGGGCAACAGGGTCCAGCAAACAAGTCAGAAGCAGACGCCACCCTAGACGCTATCAGGTTATCCACCGTAGAAAACGCCCTAGCTGCGAAGGGGTTGACGCTTGCTTCCCTAGAACCGGGCCAGTTAGCTAAATATCTTGCTTACGCAGACAAAGAAATAAAGAACGCCGCGAGTATTACAGGGTTAGATTTAGATAAGTTCGCCAACACTATGGTTGCGGACGCTGCGCTGACCCCTGAACTAACAACATCGCTAAAAGACGCAGGGTTTATACCCCAATCCACAAAGGACTATAATGTCTTTTTGTCAGGCGAGTACATTAAACTTGATGCAAAAAACAGCGATGGGTCTAACATTTTTATCGACACCACAGGTATGTCGGGGGACGAGGTAAAAGACTTACTAAGTGAAAATGGGTACTCTACTAATAACATAGTTAATGTTGGCAACGCGTTTAAAGATGCCTTTGACGGCGGTGCGGGTGACCCTGCGTTTGATAAACCAAGCCTTTCAGCAGTAGACGCTGCGGCTACAGATTTCAAAAACAATCCACCCGAAGCTACGCTAGACACAGTGACGTTCGGCGCAGGTGTTGATGTTGGTACGCTGACTAGCGGTGGGGCGGTGCTCGTCAATACGGATGGAAAGTTGTCATGGGAGCTACCATCTACGAAACAGGAAAAGCTAGGCGAAACAAACGTAAGCAGTGTAGCTAGTTCCGCAAACCCAAACCTTGATGTAGTGGACGTTGCATTTAATGCGTTATATGGACCGCTCGCGTTTAAAGAAGTACCACAAGGGTTTTCGTACCTCAGTAACGACAAAATGACCGCGTTTACTGAAGATGGTCAAATATCTATAAAGAACTTACCCCCTGCAAGCGGGGTCGTAGTAGCGACTATCGCAGGGTTAGACGATAACCAAGGTAAACAATTTGACGAGGATACAGGCGGTACGCTTTGGAGCGTATACAACAAACTAAAACAAGTATATTTAGACGAAACTCCTGAAGATCAACAGGAAGCCTTTGGTAACGCTGCAAGTGTAGTTACTGGCGCAACTGGTGAAATGCTACAGGCCATATCAGGATTGGCTACTCTAGTTGGCGCAAACCCAAATAACACTGTAGGGCAGACTGCTAAAAATCTACTAGCGTTAAGTGGTGACCTGCGTTCTGACGCGTGGGTAGCTGGCGCAGAAGATATGCAGAAACGGTCACAGGATTACGACAAAGAATGGCGGCAGGATAATCCCGGCAAAGAACCCAGCACAGTACAAAAGGGTTGGTTAAAAGCGCAGTCCATCTGGGGCAACCTAACAGAACACCCTGTACAGTTTCTTGCGGAAAACGTAGCTAGTGAGATTTTGCAGGAAATACCTATTCTTGTAGTTTCTGGGGGTGTGGGCAACGTTGCGAAGGCAGCGCTCTTGCAAGGTGGGGAAGCCTACGCGAAAAAATTTGCTACAAAGGCCGCAGTCGGTAGCGCAGTAGCCTTAGACGCAGCGGAAGCATTTGGCGGTACGGCTGCAGGGGCTTTTGATGAAACATATGCAAACGCCATAGCGCAAGGGATGTCTGAACAAGAGGCTACCGATCTTGCTATGGACACCGCGCAAAAAGCGGGAACTATTGCGCTATTCACTACCGCTGCCAGCGCAGGGATTGGTGGTGCAGCATTAGCTAAAAACCTTCTTGGTGATAATGCCAGTGAATTTGCCGGGGACGCGTTCCAAAAACTAGGTAAGAAAATACAGGACGGTGGTACCGTAGCCATAAAAGAAGGCTCAACAGAGTTTATAGAGGAAGCCTTACCACAACTATTTACGGCAACAGTAAACTCTCAGATCGACCCTAACTACGATGTCGCAGGTTCCGTGTTTGAAAACGGGTTTATGGGCGCTGTTTCTGGCTACGGGGTCGGAGGCACGCTATATACAGGCAACGCGGTAGCTGACGCGCTTATGTCGTTAAACCCTACGGTGGTAAACACTGTTAAAAACGCAGGTAGTGCCGAAGCCGCTACAGCAGCGCTTAACACTTTAGGTATTACTGACACTGTAATATTAAACAACGTGCTCAACTCCACGTACGACACTATGTACGTTAGTACGAACGAAGCGGCCAAAATATTTAAGGACGCAAACCCCGGATTTGAGCCGACAGATGCAGAAATAGAATCGTTTGTATCCAATAGACCAGAATCTGATGTAGCTGCTGCGGTTGCATCTTACATAGACCCAAAATTCTTAGACGCTGACGAAGTAAAAGCCGCCGCCGCTGCAGAGGGTATAACGCTTACCGATGAACAGGCGGAAGCATATGTAGGTCAGAAAGACGAAGCCGCAGCCGTTGCGGAAATATCAGCGGAGTATGATCCGCAGGGTACTACACGCGAAGAGGCAGAACAGTTTTTCGCAGAGTTAGGTTACACCCCGACAGAAGCAGAAATCACTTCGTATATGGGCGCAACCCCAGATGCCGACCAGAAAGAGGCCATCGCGTCTTATGTAGACCCACGACAGGTAACCGAAGCAGAAGCCCGTAAGTTCTTTGAAGATCAAGGGTACGAACCTACAGATGAAGAAGTCGCTAACTACGTCGGGCAAGGCACTGAAAACTTCGAGACTAACAAGAAAGACGCTACGGCGCTGTATGTAGACCCACGACAGGTAACTGATGCAGAAGCTCGTAAGTTCTTCTCTGACCTTGGGTATACGCCTACCGACGAAGAGGTTGCAGACTTTGTTGCGCAAGTAGCGGAAAGTGAGCAGCAGACAGCCATATCCGATTATGTGGACCCACGGTTCGTCACACAGGCCGAAGTACAAGCCATTGCAGACCAAGAAGGACTTACACTTACAGAAGCCTTGGCCGCTACGTATCTTGGGCAAAAAGATCAAGAATCTACACTTGCCGCAGCTACCGCCGAGTTTGACCCACTAGCGACTACCACTGCGGAAGCCAAAGCATTTTTTGAGGATCAAGGGTTCACACCTACAGACCAACAGGTTGCGGACTTTGTTGCGTCTAAAACTGAAGAAGAACAAAAAGCCGCCATCGCAGAGTTTGTTGACCCACGGCAGGTCACCACAGACGAAGCCAAGGCATTGTTTGATGCGCTAGGATATGAGGCTACCGATGAAGAAGTAGCAGATTTTGTAGGTCAAGGCGAAGAAAACTTTGCGACTACTACAGAAACAGGTGTTGGAACTTACGTAGACCCACGGCAGGTCACGGCGGAAGAAGCGCGTGAGTTCTTTACAAATCTTGGATATGAACCGACAGATGAACAGGTCGAGCAATTTGTTGCGCAGGTTGAAGAAACTACACAGTCTGGACTTATCGCGTCTTATGTAGACCCACGACAGGTTACCCGTGAAGAAGTGCAGGCTATTGCCGATGAAGAAGGGCTTACCCTAACTGACGCCCTAGCGGCCACATATGTAGGTCAAGGTGTAGCAGAGAATTACGCGTCCGAAAAACTATCGGAAGCGCGTGCAGAATACGACCCGTTAGCGACCACCCTAGAAGAAGCTACACAGTTCTTTGCAGATACAGGATATACCGCAACACCAGAAGAAATCGCACAGTTTGTGGCTTCTAAGACAGAAGAAACGCAGACAAGTGCTATCGGTGGCTACGTTGACCCACGGCAGGTAACCGCAGCAGAAGCAGAAGAGTTCCTAAGTGCTATCGGGTATCAACCGTCACAGGAAGATATTGCAGCGTTTACTGGGCAGGTAAATGACGAAAACTACCAGACTACACAAAAAGCCGCCATCGACGAGTTTGTAGACCCAAGGTTCTTTGACGCTGGTGAAGTACGTGCAGCCTACGAAGAGTTGGGCCTTGTAGATGTAACACAAGAAGATGTAGATCGGTTTGTAGGGCAGTTTGATCCTGAGTCCGAAGATTATGACGCGGCAGGGTTTGAGGCGTTTCAACGTGAACAGCTTACCACGTATATGCCGACTGCTACGTTTAACGTGATTAAGTCTATTATGGGTTCACCGTCCGTTGAGGATAACCCGAATACACCAGAAGATGAATCCAAAGAAGCTACAGGGATATACAAAGAGTTAGAGGAAGGCGCTACACGCGACGAGGCGTTACAAGCTGCGATTGACAAACTAACTGAAGACCTTGGCCTCACTGAAGATGCTATGTTGGAGCAGCTTGGGCTAACAAAAGAAGAACTTAGCGGTGAAATAGACGCTGTAGCCGAGGACGTTGCAGAGGTAAAAGAAGATGTAGCAGAGGTTGCCGAGGACGTAGCAGATGTTACCGAGGACGTAAGTGATCTTGCAGGTATTGTTGGTACTCCTGCTATTGAAGATGACCCGAATACAGAAGTAGATGAGAGTCAAGACCCCACAGGTATTTTTGCTACAATCAAAGCCTACGAAGATGCAGGTATGGAGCGCGATGAGGCGCTCGCGGAAGCCATTGGTGAAGTAGCTACTAGCCTTGGCTTGACCGAAGATGCGTTGCTAGAAGCAATCGGGGAGACAGAAACCTCACTATCTGAAAAGATAACAGGGGTAGAAGCGGGCCTTACAGAAAAAATTGGTGAGGTCGAGGCGGGTCTTACAGAAACCATTGAAGGTGTCGAAGAAAACCTTGGCGCAGACATTGATGTAATCGCAGACCTTGTTGGTAAACCTGCACGAGAAGTTACACAGGAAGACATAGACTTCGTAATTGACTTAATCGCGCAAGAAAATGTCAGCGCGGAGTTAATCACACAGTATGATGTTACTGGAGACGGTATCGTTGACATAAATGACCAAACGATGTTAGAAACTGCATTACAGGGTGGTGACGTTACCCTTGCAGATACGTCCATGTTTACTCCAGCCACAGGTATATACGGCGAGATAGACGCAAACACGGACGCAATCACCGATATGATTACTGATCTGAACACCCAGATTGACACAAAAATTAACACGCAAACGCAGCAACAGAACGTAAATGATTTGGCAAACATGTTAATGCAAGCAGAGGACATAGGCGGAAGACGCGTAGATGTTAAAACTCCTGATGCGTTAGCGGACATAACACCTTACAGCTTTGAGTCTATCTTCAGGGACCAAGGACAGGCACAAAAGTTTGTAAGTCCATACGGAACTGCACGAGCGCCCACTACGCGACCTGCAAATAATCCCGCGGGTCCGTTGGCTTTTGCTAGTGGCTTTGCAGAGGGTGGACAGGTTGAGGATGAAAATGATATGCTACTAAGAATACTTGGAGATATGTAATGGCTAGTTGGTTAGACAATGCACTCAAAGGACTTGTTTCAGGTGAAGACGGGGAACTTGATCTTCTTGGTGCGGCTGTAAGTCTTGGAGGCGGTTACTTACTAAACCAGTCTGGTATTGGGCAAGCTAACATCCCACAAACAGGTTACCAAGGCGATATTCCTGAGTACGAAGTACAGCGCGAAACTGTACCTAGCACGTATGATCCTAACAGACGACCCGGAAGTGGTGGGCAGCGGTATTTTACGCAGGCACAATATCGTCCAAAGGGCGAGGCTCCCGCAACACCAATGTCTGCGGAAGGTTTGGCGACACTAAACGCGGCTAACCCTGCACGACAAGAACGTAGAAGACCCGGTGGTCCACGTATTCCAGAACCTGTACAGGAAGAACCCACAGGGATGGCTGCAGGGGGTATTGCGCAGTTAAAAGAAGGCAAATATCTTGATGGTGCTAGTGATGGAATGGCTGACAAAGTTCCTGCTAACATTGAAGGTAAGCAAGAAGCACGACTAAGTGATGGTGAGTTTGTTATTCCTGCGGATGTTGTAAGTCATCTAGGTAATGGCAACTCCGATGCAGGTGCTAAAGTATTACAAGACATGATGCGTCGTGTACGCAAAGCCCGTACAGGCAACGATAAACAGGGTAAAGAGATAGACCCTAAGAAATTTATACCCGCGTGAGGTGACCCATGGTTGAAACCACAACAAATCAAACAAATCCAATCGACCCGCTTACAGGGGGATCGGATATTGTAGGTGAGATGACGGGAAAAGAATCCTCTCTTTCTTCTTATGTAGGTCCATACGTCACAGAAATGCTTGGCAAAGGTCAAGCGCTGGCGAATGAGGGGTATAACGCATATATGGGTCCGCTTACCGCGGGTGCATCTGACCTACAAAGTCAAGCGTTTCAAGGTGTAGCGGGATTAGCAAGCGCGTTTGACCCTAGTCAGATGGGTACAGCAGGATATCAACCACAGCAGTTCACGGGCGCAGCAGTCCAGCAGTATATGAACCCATACCTACAAGCGTCTTTAGACCCTCAACTAGAGGAAGCACGGCGGCAGGCAGGGATCACGGCTGCACAAAACGCTAATAAGTTTGCAGGGGCTTACGGCGGATCAGCACAGGCATTATTTGATGCAGAATCAAACCGTAATCTAGCGCAGCAGCTACAAGGCATAACAGGTGCGGGCTACGCAGACGCGTACACCCAAGCACTTAACCAGTTCAACGTAGAACAAGACCGTGGGATGACCGCGCAGGACAAGATTAACCTGTACGGTACGCAGGGACTACAAACTTTAGCAGATATGGGCGCTACGCAGCGAGCGATTGAATCTGAAGGTATCGTAGCAGACAGATTGCAGTTTGAAGAAGAACGTGACTTCCCGTACAAGCAGGTGCAGTATATGCAGTCTTTGTTGCAGGGGTTACCTCTAACTGCACAGTCTTATTCTTACGCAGAACCAAGCGCACTATCAGAAGTGTTATCTGGGGCGGGCGGCATTAAAGCACTATACGACCAAATATTCGGCGGTAGTTCTAGCGAGGAGAGCGCATAATGGCTTTAGGTGGCGGCGGTTTAGACGCACAAATCGAACAACGCATGGATGCCTACCGAGGCAACCCACAGCAGCTACAGAAACGTTACGGGGCCAACAAGGAACTCCTAGACTTACTGGCATTGCAAAAACTTACGTCTGAAAAGAAAGCCGTAGCTGCAGATATGCAGTTAAAGATGCAGCAGCAGCCGGGCACTATAGCACAACAGCGCGAACAAGAAGCCTTGAATCTAACAAAACAGGAGATGGGCGGTACGCTTGGAGAGCTAGCTGGACGTACGAAGGGCACGTTGGATCAAAAGCAGAAGATGCAGCAGCAGAACATGCAACGCATGACGAAGGCACAGCCTCGTAAACCTGCAGGAATAGCGGGACTTCCGGGTCTTGGTGGCGGTGCGCAACCTAGACGACCTCAAGCTGCACCCCCTCAAGCACAGGGGCTTGCCGCTGCTAGAATGGCTCAAGGGCCAAAGATGATGGCAGGCGGCGGTATTGTATCGTTTGCGCAGGGGGATAGGGTTGTTAGGCCCGGATATGTACTAGGTGTATCTCCAGAAGAAATAGCGCGTTATCGTGCTAACATGCCTACTACAGGTTTGGGTCAAGGGCGTAATAGAAACACACGCCTTACGGACGAAGCCATTGCACGGCGAATAAAGGCACAGCAAGAAGCAGGTGGTTTGGCCGCTAGGGCGGATGTAGCAGAAACTGCTAGGCAGAACATCGACCTACTATCACCGTCAGAACAAAGAGTTATGTCTCGCACAGGCGCAGGTCCAACAGACATAGACGCACGAGTAGAAGCAAACAGGCCACTCGGACCTGATGATGCGGAAGATATACCATCCTCTGTAGTACCTATGCCTCCACTTGTACCCGATGCGCCTGCACCAAACTTACCAAATCAAGCACCACCCTCTGTACCAAGTCCAGACGAAGGAGGGCTACCATCTCTAGCCGCCCCACAAACAGGCGGTGCGGTGAACCCAGTTGGTCCCGCCATGTCACCCACAAACGAAACATCTGCTGATGCCGCCCTGCAAAAGGGTATGGATATATCAGACGAGTATCTGAAGCGTGACGAGACAAGTGCTAAGTACGACGAGATGTTAGAGCGTATGCAAGCGTTTGACAAAGAAAACTACAGCCCTGATGAAGACTTAACCGCGTTCTTAATCGGTACAGGTGGTACGGGGTCTATCGGTGCTGCGGCGCGTGGCGGGTATGCTGCAATGTCTAAGACACGTAACAACCGTAGAAAACGTCTGTTTGACGAGTTTGAAATGGAACGCGCTAAGATGGGGGATGACTCTGTTCTTGGTCGAGCAGGGTTACAACTTGCAAATCAAATGGCTGCGGATGCCAATGCAAATGAGAGAACCGCCATTCAAAGTGCTACTACGTTGACCGCGGAACAGATGCGGCAGGTGGGTAAAGACGCGGATCGTATTTTAGACGCGCAAAAAGCCGAAATGCAGAACACAACAAACCTTGCGAAGATTGAAGTGCAGAAGGTACAAAATGACCGGCTAGCGGACCAGACGCGTTTAACCGCTGCGTATAAAGTGCAAGGTGATATTGCTGCGCAACGAGACACGGCTATCCAGACCGCTAGAGACAACTCCGCACTGCTACAAGACTTAAACATCCAGCGCGCTGAAGCAATGGAAGATAATGATGTTGAGAAGTTGGCAAAGATTGACCAAAATATTGCAGCGGAAGACGCCAGAATAACGCTCATTGTAAACACAGCGTTAAACAAAAGTGGCCTGCTAGAGTTAGAAGAAGTTGCTAGAACGATAGCACAAGACCTTATATTGAAGGGTAGCGGACGTTCGGTAGAAGATTTACAAAATGTTAGTGTGGACTAATAAATGGCTATACATACGCTCACCTTTGGCGATGGGGCGACGGTTCAAGTCGAAGCTCCACGAGGTACATCCAAAGAAGACTTAGTAGACCTCGTAAATAAACAAGAACGTGCAGACCGTGAAGCTGCGCGGCTACGGCGGCAAGAAGCACGACAAGCCGAAATGGAACAAGGCATACCAGACTTTGTTCCCATCCCTGAAGAAACAGGTATGTTTGGTGACCTCGCTAAAGGTTTCGGTGCAGGGTTTGTAGGCACAGGTGAGATGGCCGCACTAGGTGCCGCTACATTACTAGATGAAGAAGCTGAACTTGCTGCACGTAGCAAGATACAGGGTATCGCTGACGCCATAAAACCTAAAGGTGGCGATCAAGATGATCTAAGCTACAAAATTGGTAGTGTGTTTGGTTCTATTGCAGGCTTTGCTGCACCCATTGCGGGTATCGCGGCGGGTATTGGAGCCGCCCCTATATCTCTTGGTGCTGCCGCTACTACGGGGATTGCCACAGGTGCAGGCGCACTATTAGGTGTAGGAACCGCAGCAGGCGAAGCTAGTGAACGCGCCCGTGCAGCAGGCGCAACTCAAGAAGAACGTAACCGTGCAATACGTCAGGCCGCACCGTTTGGTCTTTTGGAAGTCGCGCCGCTAGGACGCTTCATGCGTTCCGTAGATGTCCCTGTGATTAACAGGTTGATGGATCAACTTGGCCCTGAAGTAGTCGAGACTATGGGGCAACGCATATCAAACGCCGCCGTTACAGGTGGCGCTGAAGCAGCACAAGAAGCTACCGCAGAGATTGTACAAAACTTAGCAGAGCGTGGGTATAACCCAGAGCGGGCCATACTAGAAGGTACAGGCGAGTCCGCTGCGCTAGGCGGCGGTGCAGGTGCCACCATCCAATTCCTCGTAGACGCGTTCACAAACAGCCGTAAAGCAGGGATAGATGGCGCACCACAAGAAGTAACACCTGAAGCCGTGCAAGGGGAACTAGATTTACAAGGTGGAGCAGGCGCAGCACCGCGTATAGGGTTGCAAACTAATTTTGAAGGTGAACAAGGTGAGATGTTCCCCCGTGCCGACTTAGGACAAGCTCCAGAGAGGCCAGCAGAACGCGATACCCGCCAAGCAGAGTTTGATTTTGACGAGCGCGTAGAAGAACCTAGAGAACCTGATCTTGTAGATCGTATGCAGCAGAAGCTACTGACAGGGCCAGACGACCTTGGGCTAACTGTGGACTCCAAGGGAGAAGCACGAACACGCGATCAAAAAGCCGCTGCGCGTGCCGAGGGTATGCAAACAGTAGAACGTGCTAGAGCAGAGTTACGTAGCACGGGGGAAATATCCTCGGATACTATGCAGAAGCTGCGTACTGCACCCGTCCCGTTTGAAGCGGTATCTAGTGTACTCAAGGGGACACGGTATGAACCTGCGTTGGACCTTATAGAAGGGACTGAATTACCCGCAGGTATCGCGTCATTAGATGCTTCACCACGACCCGTGCAAGACAAAGCTAGGTTTGACGCTGCGGTGCAAAGAGCACGCGCTGGGGGTCTAGGGGCGTTAACAGAAGATATTGCACGGAACGAACAAGCGGCACAGGCGCAAGCTAGAGAACGTCAAGGGTTAGCCGCTGCAGAACGTGGTGATGTAGAAGCCTTTGAACAACCTGATCTGTTTGCGATAGAGCGTGAACAAGACGAACGTAAGTACGGCAGACCAGAACCTAAACCAGAAGCTGCGCCCGAACCTATGGCACGCCCTGTAGGACCAGTAGCGGGACCAGAACAGTTTAGAGCCGATCCAGATTTATTAAGTCTAATAGAACAAGATAAAGCGCGAGAAGACAGCGCACGGGTACGCAAGGCTACGGAAGCTGAACGTCAGAAACAGGAAGACATTGATGTAGACACTGAGCTTGGCCTGAGAGAAATGCAGGCACGGGTCGCTGAACCTAAACGTAGGCAGGAAGATCGGGAACGTCCCGAGCAGCTATCGTTCCGCGGTGACTTACGACAGCCTAAAACTATCCAAAAATCTACACTCACCATGAAAGACGTAGGGGAGCCATTAGATGCTAGACCAGTTGACACAGCAACAAGTAGAGTTGGCGTTCCGCCTGTTGGACCAAGCAGTGCAGACGGACCCACCGCAGCCGCTCCTAGTGCCCCCGATACTACGGCACCTGACGGACGAGGAGTGGGACGCACTGTGCGAGGCGCTAGGAGAACTGATGCACCAACGGAACCGCAGCCAACTACATTAGAAGGACGCGAGCGCCAAGGTCCAGATCGCCCTGTAACACGTCAACGGATACCCGGCACTCGAGTACGTGTGAACAAACAAACGCTAGTCGCAGAAGGTAAACCACAGTTTGTGGAAGACCCTACGTTAGCGCCTGAACCCGTAAAAGAAACTACAAAACAAAAGTTCGCTACACAGAAGGCCGATGCGGCCACCAAGAAACGTGCGGAAACAGCCAAGGCAAAAGAAGCCGATACAACGCAAGCAGCAAAATTTGCAGAACAAGATGCAGATATACAACGTCAAGGTAAAGCAGATTCTGATAAGGATGCGCCTGCAGCGCCTATGACCGCTTCCGACAAAAACAAGATACTCAAGTTGATGGATGCCAAACGCACAAAAGCAAAAGGCTCACAACTTGCAAACTCAGTACAAAAATACTTCAATCAGTTCCCTACGTTTACCGCTGCGCTAGACGCAATAATATACGATGTAGGTATGCAAACGCCTGACAGAACACGCAACGCACAAGAATACAAAGATGACCCTGTGTTGGCTAAGTTTTATACGTCAGACCCAAAAAACAATTTGCCATCCATGGGCAAAACCAGTGCGCGTAGAATTACTGATTGGCTAACATCTAAAGACACGGGCATGTCTGCCGAGCTACAAA